GAGGGGAATACATCACGCACGATTTTTTCCCCACTCTCAGGATGAATCAAAGTAAACCTGACATGTGCCTCGGCTTCAACAACCGGGCGGCTACTTTTCACCGGAATTTTATTATTGCGTTCATCGGTCTTTACGTCTTTGTGGTAGTAATCCATGAAGTCCTCGGAATATTCAAGATAGGTTTTATCAATAATTTCCATCGAAACATTGAAATTAAAGATGAAGTTGAGGGCTTTTTCAGCGTATTCATGCTCAACGTAAGGCACTAAAGCATTGCCAACCTTGCGAGTTTTAATGAAAGCCTTGGGGGTAGTTTGCAAAACCGTGAGCTTGTAACTGGCCGCCATCTTGGAAAAGTCAGTCACAACCGCCTTATTCAAATAGAAATCTAAACAGGCCGCCGTTTGGCTGATTGACTCCTGAGCCGTTGGCTTATCCATCTTATCGCTGACCGGCACTTCAACGGTGAAATCCTCAGCCTTCACCGTTGGCTTTTCATTTTTTTTGTTCATAGTATGGTTTTAATTTATAAAATAAGCGTTCTTATCATCGAAATAACAAGCCCGGATGCTTTCGGCGGGTATATTCAAGGCTTTTGCCAAAAGGTTCCTATAACGAAAGATTTGACCGGCCGCTTTCGTTTCTTTGTGGGCGTTGGGTTTAAAGTCAGCAATTTCGATCATGCCGTCAACCCATCGGATAATATCAATGTGGCCTACCCACTCATCGTCATAAACAGGTATCTCGGTGGCGATGGTCTTTGGGTCGAGCTTTAATAAATCCTCTTGCACCGCTCGATGTTGCCAATGCTCACGCTCTTGGTATTGAGCGTTTGCCGCAAACTCACAAAGATCGGATGGCCGCCTTTCCACGTTCACGACTAGCTTACTGCCGGAGCTTACAGATTTTCGGTAGGTGTCCGTTTCCTCCATGCCGTGAATAAACAAAAGCTCAAAGTAGATACATAATGACGTGAAGTGAGCCTCTGGACGCTGTGAGTGGCGATCAAAAATAAAGCTGTAGGTAGTGAAAGGATAGTACAAAACAAAGTTTGTGCCGTCACTTTGCACCCTCTCTTTCGTAAATATGCGGGTGATTTTATCGTGTTTCATTTTTTAATTCTTCAAAGGATAGGGTTTGACAAAGAGTGCTACAGTAATCTGATGATTGCTTTATAAACTCTTTGCATTGCAAACATTTTCGGGCGTGGCGCTCATAACTACCCATCGCCTCGATAGCTGAATCTATAAGATGGTAGCTTCCAAAAAACAAAGTTTCACCGTACCGATCTTTGATTTCAACTTTAATCATTTTGATTGTTTTTTAATTCCCTCTTGGATAAAGAAAAGGCGCTGACCGTGAGGGGTTCGGTTTTCCTTTTTTGCGATCTCGATAACTTTTTGATGCACCGACTCCGGCAAGCGGGTTGATGTCTTGATAACTTTTTCCATAGTAGAAAAATTATAAAATAGTATCTCCGTTATAGCGCACCTCTGGCGTACTGTCAATATACTTTTGCGCACAATAAAAGCCCCTACTTTGAGGGGCTTTTTCCTGACGGCGGGAAAATGGTAAACGTGGCGTACATACGCCGTTTATGCGCTGTATGTCTGGCGAATATTCGGCGCATTTTGTAGATCATCCAGCGTGGATTTTATCTTGCGTGCTTGCCTGTAAGATATTCCGTAAAAATCTTGTATCTCACCGATGGTTTCAATGTTCTTTGGTAGCTTTTTTGCGAAGGCTTTTATCTCCAAATCATCAAACATCGGCTCAACAATATGCTCGCCTTTTTCGGCGTTGGTTTCCACTACTACGAAAGCACCCATTGCAATGCACGCCTTTTGCAAAACGTCCTCGGTAAACTCTAAAATGTTGCGGATTATTTTAGTGGTGAAGTAGGTGACGACCAAAGCCATAGTAAAGATTTTCCTCAAAAGTAATAATAAGAATCTTTTTATTTTAGTTTTCATGCTTAAAGTATAATAAAGAAATGATAGAAAGCCCCGGCCAACATACCGGACACCATGCCGCCAAGTAATACGATTGCGTGATTGATTGTTTGTTTTTTGATTTTCATTTTGGTTTGATATTATGAAATGTTTTTGAAGTGCTGAGAAACCTTTTAGGTTCTAAGCATCTTTGATTTGTGCTTTCGATCGCAAAAGTTTGCGTAAAGCATGAATTGATAGAACAGGATTTTTTGCATTGTTTGTTTTTGTTAAATGCTAATAGTACATTATAGCACAAAAGGCACTCGGAAACAAGGGGCTATGTATACAAAATGGGTAGTTTTGTATAGGTTCGCCGTTGAATGTATACGAATTTAAACACAAAAAAGCGGGGAAATGAAAGAAACCCCGCCTCTCTGCCTCATTCCTATGAACAACCAAAGAATACACCGCCCGATCTATCCGGTCAATGATTGAGCCTGTAGCCTCATTTTGAAGTAATCAACCGCCCTCGGTACTGTGAGGTGCTTATCTGCTACCAAGTGGAAGGCTTCGGCTGAGTCGTCATAATCCAAAGGCCGGTCAATGATGCCTCTTTCCATTTGGTAGGCTATAAGATGCCATTGCGCCATATTGTAATGGTACTGAGCTTTGGGGGTCATTTCCCGGATTTGTCTTTCGCCTTCCATATAGAAAGGGTTACTGACTATTTCAAGCCCTCAATAAGCCTTTTTATCTTTAAAGCCGCCGCATTTGCTCGGTAGGCCGGCATCAATCCAACCTCTTTTATCAAACCGTAGAATTTTAAAACCTCTTGGAATTGTTCAAGTGTCAATTCTTGGTTTGGATTCTTGAAAGGAAAATCGTTTTTCATAGCCTCTTGCCAGTCCGCTTTCGCATATTCCGGCACTTCAATACCTTCGACCAGCTTGTTTATTTTCTCAATAAATTCGTAAGGATTTACCCAGTATTCTTTTACATAGTCCAAGCCTTTGCGGTTTGGGTAGTGGGTAAATGTGGGTAGCTTCTTTTGTATCACCTCATGATGTGAATGCGAAGCGATAGGGGATTGCTTGGTTGTGCCAGTCTTGCCGCATTGCCCTACAAAATCAGTCATATCTACAATGTCGCCGACCTTCACATTTAGAGTTTTAAGGTGAGCGTATCGGCTGGCAATATATCCAGTCGGCCAAATCTTCGATAATTCCGGGTGTTCAATTACAACCAAATTACCCCAGCCAGCACCGGCATTTTTAGCATAAACAACCTTTCCGGCCGCCATCACTTTCACCGGCAAACCTTCATCAGCCCCGCCGCTGTTGCCTTGGTTTGCATCCGTTCCCGGGTGATAGGTATTTGCGGGTGATTTAATCTTTTGGCCGTATTGATAGCCAGTTTTCCGGGTGTCCTCGAATGGTATTTGTGCGATCATAGGTTTATTGTTATTAAGCCCAAACCTCCCAAAAGAAACTAAAGGTCGTACTTGTTGAATAATTGGCCGAAGTCATCACCACGGTTAGATCAGTCGTACTTGTGACGGTGGCATCCCATGAGGTATTTTGATCGGCGGTTTTTGTTGCTGTCAAAATTTTAGCTACAGGGTTTGGAGAAAATTTTTGCACCTGATTTGAGTCGATCGTTATGTAAAGACCAGCATGTACCGCATTTATCACGTCATAAACGCCCTCGCTACTGTATCCGAAAGAGCCACCAACCCCGCCGACTACTCTAAATTTCTTGGGTTTGCGGCCTAAATTGTGGGTGATAGTTTTTGTCTGGCCGTTTGCAGTAACAGCCCATGAATCAGTACCACAAGCATATAATTTAAGTTCTTTTTGAATTGTGATGGCTGTTGCGGATTTAGCTACACCAACCAAAATGCCGGTATCGGTAAGAGTCACACCGCCCGCCGTAGTGCTGAGGTAATAATATTCCCCGGGTGTAAGCCCAGAAAAGCCCTCGACCACACCCTCGGTAATGATAAAATCAGAGGCCGCCGTTGCAATATTGCTTTTAACAAAGCCATCAAATCGCTTTCGACCATCTGTATAGTTATCAGCATCACCCTTATAATATCTACCGGCTGTCAATCCGTTTGTACCATCGGAAATAAACACCGCTTGCGGGGTAGTTGTGCCGTCCGTATCTTCACCGGCAACAGCCGCAAAGCCTCGTGGGTTTTTTTGGCCGGATAGGGTAATCAACTGTAAATTTGTACCGTCATAAGTCACCTCGCATATTTGCCCGCTGGCAATATCCCCATATTCCAAATCAACAGCTCCCGCCTCTTTTTTCAATGTCTTTGCACCGATGCCGTTTATATTCAAAGTGGCCGCCCCTGTATTCACGAAGTTTGCTTTGAAACGATAAACCGCCCCGGTAACGTAGGTCGTGATCTGAGCGTCTAAACTGGCTACATAGGCGTTTGCTGAGCCTGTAGTCGTGACATAATCACCAGCATTTTCAACAATGTCTTTTCGGATATTGTTGTATTGTGCGGCCGTTGCAATATCGGCGGCGGCTACTGTTGCAGAGTTTAAAGACATAAGAATTTATTTATTAAGCATCGGCGAAAGTCACTATTGATTGTACATTTAAAGTTTGTGAGCTTGTTTTTACTTTTGTTTCGGTGAAGCGGTTGAATAGCTGGCCGGTATCAGCACCAGCACCACCATCAATAAACATTCCATATTCTTCAAAAGTTCCGGTGACCTCCGTTGCTGAAAAGAATGTTTCGAGGTAAGCCACATTTGCCAAATAAGTGCCTGAGCTTAGGGCTTTTCGGTATGTTTCGTTTCCCAAAGTAGCATCGCCAACATTCGCCGCCGTGTTGTCGTTACCCAAAGCGGTATAGTTTACGATTCCGGTATATGTAGTATTGCCACTGAGTCTTCGAGCCAACACCGTACGGCCTAGAGTGGTCGTAATATTCTCTAAAATCTTTTCGTCAGTTTTGCATAAACTATGCAATTTTCGTAAAAAATGACGGTATTCTTGCCAGTTTTGATCTAAAATGTTACCTAAATCGGCAATTTGTGCCTCAATTTCCCTCACCATCTTTGATCTAAATATTCTATCCATCAAAGAAATTTTCCCGGGATTTTTGGCAAAGTCTAAAATCCGGTGACGCTCTTTTTCTACCCTCAAAATTTCATCCTGTAGTTTCTCGGCACGGCCATTTTTAATATCGCAGATAGTCAAAATATGTATGCCGTTGATGGCTACTTCCTTTTGGTCTGTGGCGAGGATAATATTTTTCATAATGTATTTTTGAGTTTATATTACAACTTACTACCGATCAATCAACCCCAATCAAACAAATTCCAGCGTGTTGCAAGGGTCTGGCCGACACTTGCTTCCCATTGCCAAGAGCCGGATGTTTTAATATAGGTGACATTTACATCGTTACTTTCTACAGTTTCGGGGCTTTTAGCTGACATGAAACCACCATCAAGAGCGGTTGCGTTCACGTCCGATGATTCCACCACCTCATTTGAAGTGGCATTTTTGGCAACGATCGCATCGGCGTTTACTTCGAGGTTGTCTTTTACCCTCAATAATAGCTGTAAAAATTCCACCCATCCGAAAAGGGTTGTACCAAAATCAACGCTGTACTCAAAATAATCCCCAAATTCACCGCCCGCTTGTTGTGATTTTATCTTTTGAATTACGAAAGTGTCATCGAGTGAGCGGCTACTATCTACCACATGAAGCAGTTGACCAGCTCGCAAGCCCGACTGTGAAGTTTTAAATTTGCCGGTGATGATAGCGTTTGAAAATTCCCGCACCCTTGCTTGTGCCATCGTCAGCGCCATTGTTTGATCTCGAATTGATTTATCAACTATCGGGTCGAGGTCTTTGATGCCATCGCCAATTCCAGCGGCTTTGAGTGCGTCAATGCTGGCCGGGTCTGAGTATTCAAGGTTTAATTCTAGGCGCTCATTGTAGATAAAAAGGATGTAGCTTGTAGATGGTAAAACCCCCTCAGCGCTTCCCTCGTTTAATCTCACGGTAGCGGCATTTGAATTGCTCAAATATAGCTTGCTCGTATCGTTATTGTCAGCCCCTTCGATACCGACAACCTTTGTATTACTGAAAAAACTAAGGGTGTCGCCGTTTGTTTGGCCGGTAATATCTTTGACCGTAAAATTATTAGCATCAACAAAGGTGATTTCTCGGGCGGCTGAGCGGGTGCGGTTGACTATCCAATCACCAGTAGCCAAACCATGCCCGGCAATCGTGATGTTTGTGGCCGTAGTACCTCCCTCAGTCAAATCGGTTGAGGTATTATTATCAACTTTCACGGTAAGATTATTGAATTTGGTTTTTAAATTCCATTCTTTTCTCACATCGTCACCTTGAAACGCCTCTCTATAAAAGCTATCTGAGGTGTATTCACCGCCTAAAACTCGAATCCTATTGCCGACATGGGTTTGATCTACCTCTACGCTTAGATCGGTAAAATTATCACTCGTTTCGGTGATCTGGTAAGGTGCTGGCTCGGTTTCATTTGGTGCAAAATGGATATACCTTTCATAGTCGATATACCAAACATACTCGAAAGACTTAGCCAAAATCTGCATCACCTGAGTTGGATTTGTGTAAGGCGCTCGGAAGTCATCAAAAGCGGTTGTTTCTTCAACGTATGGGTAATGTCGGAAGTAGGTTTTTTCTAAAATTCGTATGCCTGAAATGGAAACGGAAGCAGTCGAAGCACCTGTTTTTCCGACTATTCGGATATAGTCGAAATTTTCCCAGTCCGGCGTACCGGTGACGGTAAAATCATTTGCTAAATCCAATTCAATATAAACAGGCGTATCAGCGGCGGCCACTTGGTTCAATATTGCGGAAGCACCACACACAATATAATT